TTTTCTTGACAACCATTTAAATTTTTGTTACTATAGAAACACACTAAAAAAAGTGAGAAAATGAAACTGCGATGCCCTAATGACCCCGAACACGATGTATTTGTTATGACTGCAATGGTGCCAGAAACTTGGTTTCTCAATACAGATGGAGACTGCGAGCACATCGAGGAGCAATCCGGTGGTCACATTGAGTCCGACTTGGCTACTGCTCGTTGTCAAGAGTGTTCTGTTTTGGTAGTAATCGAGGAAGAGTAAAGTGAAAGCTGGCGATCTGGTAGTGTACCGAGAGGAGAAGTTTTTGAAACCTCACGGGATTGGGCTCGTTGTCCGTACAAATCCAATGTACGCATTTGTCAAGTGGGCAAATGTTCCGAGCGCGCAACCATTTATAGCAAACAAAAAGCATTTGGAGTTAGTAAGTGAAAGTCGGTGATTTGATTAAAGAAAAAGAATGTCCCGAAGTAGGATTCTTGTTGAAGATTAAAGACGATATGTGCAAAACGCCATACGGCATTTTGCGCCGCAACGGAAAAGTTGAATGGTTTACTCAAGCATACATTGACGAAAAATGTGAGGTTATCAGTGAAAGTCGGTGATTTAGTAAGAATAGAGGATTGCGCTCTTCCTCTCGGTATCATAACCAATATGCGTCCCATGAATGATGGGGCACAATATGTTACGGTTTACGAGACTGGCCCTAAAGAGCCTACGTTCTGGGACTACGCAGACGAATGTTTGGAGGTGGTCAGTGAAAGTCGGTGATTTAGTAAGGAAGAATCCGAAGATGGCTGCGCCAACAGATAAAGCCTGGATCCGCACTGGCATTATCGTTGAGATAGAGGCTTCGGAAAGACATTATAAAGTGTGTTGGGGGAACTACGGAACCTTCTGGGCACCTTGGGATATATTGGAGGTTGTAAGTGAAAGTCGGTGATCTAGTTCAGTGGGCCTCTCCTTTCATGAGGGACTACCCGGATGAAGGTCCGTTGCTCGTACTCGACGTGAACCCGCCAACGATGATCGGGAACTCGAACGCATTCTTTGTACGTGTCGTTAGTGTACCTTCCGGCTGGACCCGCACCATTGATATGACCGAGTTGGAACTTGTAAGTTCTCAGGATCATTGAAGTTTTTTTTACTTGACAACGATTTTTTATTGTGCTATAATGGGTATATATTCAAAATGAGAAAAAAATGAAAGTCGGTGATTTAGTTGAGGTAATGGGCGAGGGCGTTGGTCTAGTTATGACCGAGCCTGAGTTGGCGGCAGACTGTTTGCCAGGAGGAGAGGCATACCCTCATGAGTACTACTACTTGGCTGATATTCTTTTTCCACACGGTCTGAAACGAACCGATTATGACGACGTAATGAGGGTTGTAAGTGAAAGTCGGTGATTTAGTACAAGCAGGAACTTTTAGGGATCGGTACGGTATCATATTGAATATGAAAGAATCAACTCGCACAGGTTTAACCTGCAACTCAGAGCTAAGATATGAATGTCATGTTAGATGGCTGAACACGGGACGCCCCGATCTTGACGGGTATCCATCTAGCTGGTGGGGAGCCTGGAGTTTGAAGGTGGTAAGTGCAAGTCGGTGATTTAATAAAACTTTATGAGCCTCTTTGTGATGTTTTCAGTATCGGGCTTGTTTGCGATATTGAGCCTATCGATCCTTCCTACGCTGCTGGTCTGAACGTGGGAGAGAATAGATATTGGACTATGTGGAGTGACGGTGAATATTCATGGGTTTGTGATAAATCTGAAACGGTGGTGATAAGTGAAAAAATATGAAGAAATAGGTTTAGAGATAGGAAAACTCGTACAGGAAAAGAATGAAGCCTATGGCAACTCTTTCGGGGAGTTCTGTAAGATAATAGAAGTTTTATTCCCCAACGGTGTGAAACCAGAACAGTACGGTGATTTATTAGCAATCACACGAGTTATTGACAAACTGTTCAGACTGGCAACGAAGAAGAACGCTTTTGGAGAGAGTCCTTGGAGAGACATATGTGGATATGCTCTGTTGGGAATAGCAAGAGACGAAAGCGACGTAAGTGTTGAAGATCATTAAAGAAAATAAAATGGTTGACAACTATTTAAATATTTGATATACTGGTAACAGAAACTTGAAAAAGAGGAAAAACTAAATGTCGTGGAATGGAACAGTCAACTGTGGATATTGCTACGGAAGAGGACACAACAAGCGTACTTGCCCCAGGCACGAAGAAGAGGCGAAAGCGGCTATTGCGGAAGGCAGAGAAGATAGCTGGATCGCACGCTCGTACGTAAGTAAAAAACAAAAGGTCAAGCGTCAATGTTCCTTCTGCGCGCAGTTCGTCGATCTGTATAATGATGACGAGAAGGCGGAAGAGTCCTTTAAACATAACAAGCGTACATGTGAACACAAGAAGAACGCGGTAGCATCGCTTCACAAACAGAATAAAGCGTACCGCAAGAAGGTACTAAAGTATCTCAGGAAACTCGGACTGGCTCCCGGCGCATTAGTCGCGTGTGAACACTATGGAGAACAGACGTATTTTGTCTCTGACATCAACTGGCATCGCATCTTTATTCCAAGCGCACTGGTAGAGGGATACAACATCGGTATAAGACCAGGGCGTCAACTGCTCTGTGCTAACATCAACGATTTGGGCAGTCCCCATTATTCTTTTGATATTCCAAGAGACGAAGAGCATCACCCTGTTGAGAAGGGCTATTACGAGAGCAGGTTGCTCTCCCCTATCAAGAGCAAGCTGACCCCACCGAAGGGCTGGGTAGAAGATCTTGAGTGTATCAAAAATATGTTTAACACTTAGTTCTTGAAATCATTAAGGAAAATAAAATACTTGACATTTATTTAAATGTTTGTTATACTGGTAACACAATAATCGAAAAACCCCCTGAAGCCGAGGAAGAACAATGGCAGTAGATTTTAAAACATTTCTTGAGGTAGTGCCCTTCGTAACCGACATTACGAAACCAGTGCTTCTCCGTGTTCGTCATGGGGTTGGTAAGTCACAGGTAGTTTATCAGTTTGCGGAGACTGTCGGGCTCCCCGTTGTCGAGCGCAGAGCTAGTCAAATGACCGAAGGGGATCTTGTCGGGCTCCCAAAGACGGATGGCGATGTAACTTCGTTCTGTCCTCCTGACTGGTTCAAGACTGCGTGCGACGAGGCTGTAGTCTTGTTCTTAGACGAAGTTGACCGTGCCACAATCGAGGTCCGTCAAGGCATCTTTGAGCTTACCGATTCTCGTAAGCTGAACGGTCACAGGCTTCATTCTAATACCCTTATCTTTGCTGCCATTAACGGCGGCGAGCATGGGGAACAGTATCAGGTAGGGGAAATGGACCCTGCCGAGCTTGATCGGTGGACCGTCTTTGACGTAGAACCGACTGTCGAGGATTGGCTTGATTGGGCCAAAGAACGACTTGACTCTGTGGTGTGGGACTTCATTAATCAGAATCGCAACCACCTTGAACATGCGTCCGACTTTGAGCCCAACAAGGTTTATCCATCTCGTCGCTCATGGGAGCGGTTGGACGAATGCCTTGCGACAGCCAAGTTGTATGAGCAGGGTGCATCGCCCACTCTCTACAACCTGTCATCTGCCTTTGTAGGCTTTGAAGCAGCGGTTTCGTTCAATGATTTTATCCAGAACTATGACCGACAGGTAACAGTCGAGGATATTCTTGTCAATGGCGAGATCGACAAGACGAAAGACTTCTCCATCAACGACCATACCGCGTTGGTAGAGAAGCTGGAAGCAGTAGCTTCCTTCAAAGAAGAACTTCCAGAGGAGCAGATTCAGAATCTTGCTAAATACTTTATGACTCTGCCCTCTGAAGTGGCTATGAAGTTGTGGACTGTTATGGGCGCTGCCGATAACAATATCACTAATACTATTCGCCTTCATCAGTCCAAAGTTGACGGGGTATCCGTCGCAAATAGAATGGTAGAGATGCTGAAAGCCAGCGATGATGATAAATAAGGAGAAACATAATGGCTACAAAACCCGCGTCTGACTTGCAAGAACAAGTCACGGCAAACACAACCACACTCGCCCGCGTTGAGCAACGGGCAAACAGAGTGTCCTTGCTCGTTGATGAAATTTATCAACTAAAACAAGCAGTTGCAGAACTTCAACAAAAAGTTGTCGATATTTTAAATAAATAAATCTTGACACGTAACGATATTTATGTTACAATAGGGTGTATTTATAAAAAAGGATGAGAAATGAAAGCGTTTGACCTTAATACACACGTTGCCAGACTACTACTCAATGAGCCATTCTTTGCTGCGTTGAGTCGTAGGGTGGACAAACGAGAGTCAAAGGCTATCCCAACTGCCGCTGTCATGGTTAATCCCCATACAGCACAGTTCGAGATGCTGTATAATCCTGACTTCTTTGAGAATCTGACGGACGCGAACCGTAGGGATATTATTAAGCATGAACTCTATCACATCAT